GACAAGTTCGATGATAGATACGACAAGAATGCACATTGGAGATCAAAGCATCCTGATCGCACATATGAAATTGTAAGTTGTGTGTATAAGGAGGGATTTGAACCAGATCCTAACACATATGATTATGTCTATCATATTCGTGGTCATAAGTGGCACATGGTTCGCGATGTATTCAATCAGTTTGATTACACAAAGTATGATTATGTTGGTTGCATTGATGACGATGAAATCACAGATGTTTGGAACTTGAACAGAGGTCTGGAGATGGCTCGTCGTTTTGATTTTCGTCTATGGCAGTTATCGATGGCTGAAGGTTCTGATATATTCTATGATTGCTTGAAGCAGGATAAAAGAATAGATTTTTCGGAGACTAATTTTATTGAAATGGGAGTTCCTGTATTTAGATCTGATGTTTTTGCAAAAATCCTCAAAGCTTTGAATAACTGGAAAGAGTTTGAAGTTGGATATGGATTGGACAAGGCATATTGTGATATTGCTCAGTCTCATGCTCACGTTGTCCATAATGCCTCAATCTATCATCCGCCAAGAAATGCATATTATGATAAGACTAGTTCAATGAAAGAATTAAATGATTTCATGACCACTATATATCCTAAGATGGCTCGTGAAGTTTTTGGTCATGATTCGATGATGATTGATCAGCAAGTAACATATCATAGATTTAAAATGGGGAATTGGTGATGATTATTGATCTTGGTTCTGGACCATGGCCTAAGCCAGATGCGACAGTTCGCGTCGATGTAAATCCTTGGCCTCATGTAAATGTACAACATGATTTGTCAAAAGTGCCATATCCTTTTGAATCAAATGTTGCTGACAAGATTTACTTTGGGGATGTAATTGAACATCTTTCAAAGTTTATTGTTGATGATGTTCTTAAGGAAATTCATCGTGTTTTAAAACCCGGCGGATTCGTGGAAATCACAACTCCAGACATCGAATGGATTGCCGAACGCATCTACAAGAAAGATTGGCACATCATGGCCAATGTTGATTGGCTAAACAAGAACAAGGATCCGTTTGAAGATGCAATGGAAGTAATATTTGCAGGATGGTTGCATGAGACCGATCACAAGATTCCTGGCATGGGTCATATCAATGGATTCAATGAAGACAAGCTAAGAAAGTATTTGATGCGAGCTGGATTCAAGGAAATGATGCGCGTTCCTGACATGAGAAACCCAGAACCTGCTCGCGGTAGCGTTCTAAAAATGCTGGCATACAAATGAAAAAGATTCTTGTCACGGGTGGTGCTGGGTTCATAGGCATCAACTTTGTCAAATACATGACAGATGTATCAAACGCACAAATCGTTGTTGTTGACAAGTTCACTTATGCAAGCAACTCGGATGAACTTGTCAACGTAATGAAAATACCAACTTATTGTGTCGATATATCAGACAAACAAGATCTTGAAGAAGTATTCAAGGAAAATCAATTTTCTTGCATAGTTCATTTTGCTGCAGAAAGTCATGTTGATAGATCTATTAAGGATTGCTTACCATTTATACAATCAAACATCATAGGTACTATCAATCTACTTGATCTTGCACTAAAGTATAAAGTAGAAAAATTTGTGCAAATATCAACTGATGAGGTGTTCGGCGAAGTTCCATATCCCGGAAAATTCAATGAATATTCTAACATTTGTCCGCGCAATCCATATTCAGCCAGCAAAGCAGCGGCTGAACATTTTGTAGAAGCGTATGGTAATACCTATAAACTACCATATATCATAATCAATTCTTCAAATAATTATGGTCCATGGCAAAATGCCGAGAAGTTCATTCCCCTGACTATTTCTAGGATCATGAAGAATCAAAAGATTCCTGTGTATGGAACCGGAAGTCAAGTGCGTGATTGGATCTATGTGAAAGATGCTGTCGAAGCAATATATCTCATAATGCAAAATGGTCAGATGCAACAGAGATATTGCATTGGTGGTGAAAACGAAATAAGAAACATTGATCTTGTTCGTCATATTCTAATGAAGATGGGAGCTGATGAATCATTGATTGAATATGTCAATGATCGACCAGGACACGATGCTAGGTATTCCATGTCGATAGACATTGTTAAAAGTGAGTTGAAGTGGTCTCCTCGTTATAGTCTCTCTGAGGGACTGGATGAAACTATAAAATGGATGAAAAAAAATGAAGATAGGATTTAATTGTAGTAGTTTTGATCTGTTACATGCCGGTCATGTGACGATGCTCAAGATGGAAAAGGAATTGTGTGACTATCTAAAGGTTGCACTTCAAGTCGATCCTACAATTGATAGACCCGGAATCAAGAATAAGCCTATTCAAAGCATTTATGAAAGATATGTTCAATTGCAAGCCTGCAAGTATGTAGATGAAATTCTTGTATATGAAACAGAATTTGATCTATTGCAATTGCTAATGACACAGACAATTCACATTAGATTTCTGAGCGATGAATATTTGAATAGAGATTTTACAGGAAAGCAATGGTGTATTGACAACGGCATCGAATTGCATTATCATAAGAGACAGCACATATATGGTTCTTCGGAATTGAGAAAGAGAACGTATGAAATGGAGAAAAAGCGTCTTGATGAAATCATTAACAAAGAGATACCACAACATCATCCGGAATTGTTAAAATCATGATTACATTGATTGGGCATGGATATATTGGTCAAGCAATTTGGAACAAGCTACAATATCAGAGCTACATTCCGGCTTATTGGTTGAGTCATAATGAAAGTATTCCAAAAGATACAACAATCATTGTAAATGCAGCTGGCTATACTGGTTCACCTAATGTAGATGCATGTGAAATTCATAAAGAAGATACGATTGCAGGAAACGTATTGTGGCCATTGAAACTTGAGATGGAAAACAAGAATACACCAATCATTCATATTTCAAGTGGATGTGTATATACGGGATATGAAAAAGATTTTACAGAAGAAGATGAGCCAAATTTTAACTTTGACAATGGCAGTTTCTATAGTGGGTCAAAGGCACTAGAGCAGAAATTGCTTGCACCATATATGAACAAGTCTTATCTATTGCGTATTCGTATGCCATTTGGATCAGAAAAACATCCAAAGAATTTTCTCACAAAGCTGCAAACATATGCAAAGCTAATTGATTTTCGCAATAGCTTGAGTCATGTTGATGATGTAGCTAATGTTGTATTTGATTTCATCGCGAAAAGACCAAAGACGGGAATCTATAATCTTACAAATGGTGGTAGCAAGACAACGCGCGAAATAGTAGAAATGATGGGCATGAAGAAGGATTGGTTTACTGAAGCTGAATTTTTTTCTGCAGTTAAAGCACCAAGATCTAATTGCGTACTTGATAATAACAAGCTAAAGAACATTTTTCCTATTCGTAATATAGATGAAGCATTGAAAGATGCTATTGAAAACTACAAATGAAATCCGAAAAAATCATCACATCAAGCTTTTCAGAAACCGGCGCGAAAAGCATGGCGAAGTTGTTGACAACCAAGTACAATTGTACTATAATAGATAATCCAAAATTTGATAAGAATAGTGGTATGTGGATTACCGCTTATCATGATCCGTCGTTAGGAAAAGATGATGAAACTAAAATTACTAAAAAGCGGATGTCCAAGAAACAAAAATCTTGATTTGGTAACATGATTACACATCCTTTGTTTCCGACTCTTGTCGCAGAATTTCACTATGACAAAAAAGAAGATTTCAAGAATCGCTTCTTCAATCGCGTTCTTCATCATATGGATGATCATGGCTACTCGATGGAAACAACGGGTAACGTCAACATACATCTGGACGATGAGCTAAGTGATCTATTCGATTTTGCAGCTTCAAATGCATTTCAGTACTTGAAGACAATGGAAGTAAACGATGAGTTTGATTTGAATCTTGTGAAGACTTGGTTAAACATCATAACAGAGTTTCATACTCCATATCACAATCATCAGGATTCTCATCTATCTTTCGTATATTATGTTCAGATTCCAGAAGGAATGGATAAGCCAGTAAACTTTGCTATTCACGAAAAGCCAAATGAATTATTTCATGGCATGACGAATGCAAACATTGTAAAATGGAACATGTGGAATAGTCCTACATGGTTCTTCAATCCCGTTGAAGGACAAATGTTCATGTTTCCAGGTAAGCTATATCACTACACATCGGGTTCTGGTTCTGGGTCTCCCGATATGCCAGTCAAAACGCTGGATGATCTAAAACCTAGACGTATATCAATAGCAGGAGACTTTGTCCTAACTTACAAGAAAAGAATAGGTAGAGCATATGGTATCATGCCTGTTTCAAATTGGAAAGTTTATAGACAATAAGGAGAATATGATGAATAAAGTTGAATTTACGCAACGCAAGTATGATGGTAAGTGGGTCATGTGGTCATATGAAGTGGACCCGACCATTGACTTTGAAGACTTTCGTGGTCGTGAAATGCTGATCCCATATCGCTGGGTTCCGCGTGGTGTTTATGATTATATTGTGGAGTTCGAATAATGGCTAATATCAAAATCATCAAGCTTCTAACTGGAGAAGAACTTATCGGAGACATTGAAGATAGGGGCCTCTCTTATTCCGTAAAGAACGCTGTATTGATTGCACTTGTTCCAAGTCGCACCAATCCACAGCAACCATCGATTGGTTTGGCGCCATGGATGCCATATGCAGAAAATGAGCCGATCATGATCTCAAAGCAGAGCATCGTATATGAGGCAAAGCCGATCAAGGAGATGATCAATAACTACAATTCAATTTTTGGTGGAATCATCACACCACCTAAGACACTTCTTGTTTGATCCATCATTCTATGATATCATTCAATAATGATGAATGATTTTTACACAAACGTTTCCGTTCTTGGAAACAATATTCTCTATCGTGGTGTAAGAGATGGTAAACGTGTTCGAGGTAAAATCGAATACAGACCAACTCTATATGTGCCATCGAAGAAACCAACAGAATACAGAACTCTGCATGGCGACTATGTGGATACTGTTCGTCCTGGTGGTTTGAGAGACTGTCGTGAATTCGTTGACAAGTACAAGGATGTCAGCGGATTCACGATATATGGCAATACCAACTATCAATATGCGTTCATATCGGATGCTCATCCGAATGATATTGATTGGGATATTGAAAAGATCAATATTGCTTTTCTTGATATTGAGGTTGCTTCCGAGAACGGTTTCCCAGATCCTAACGTTGCGAGTGAAGAGATTATTGCAATCACGATCAAGATTGATGGCAGCTACGTTACTCTAGGATGCAATGATTTTGATTGTCCAGATGGCGTTGAGTATCTGAAATGTGAAAACGAAATTCAACTTCTCAAGAGATTTCTTGAACTCTGGACTTTGGTCTATCCTGATATTGTTACTGGATGGAGTGTCAAGTTCTTTGATATTCCATATCTGGTCAATCGCATTAGCAGATTGCTTGGCGAAAAGGCGATGGCTACGCTATCTCCTTGGGGTCGCGTAAGCCAGAGAACAAATACAGTCATGGGTCGCGAGAAGGGATTCTATGATATTCTTGGAGTATCTACTCTGGACTATCTTGAACTCTATCGCTTGCCGTGGCGCGGAGCATCTCAGGAATCATACAAGCTAAATCACATTGCTAACATTGAAGTCGGTGAGAAGAAGATCTCGTATGAAGAATATGACAATCTTCATCATTTATATCGCGAGAACTATCAAAAGTTCATAGAGTATAACATTCATGACGTTAAACTTGTTGAAAAGATTGACGACAAGCTAAAGTTAATTGAACTGGCACTTACTCTCGCATATGTTTCCAAGACGAATTATGAAGATATTTTCTCACAAGTTCGCATGTGGGATACACTCATCTATAATCATCTTCGCACAAAAAACATCGTCATTCCGCCAAAGAACGACAATGTAAAGAATGCTGCTTATGAAGGTGCTTTTGTAAAGGATCCGATTATTGGTATGCATAACTGGATGGCAAGTTTCGACTTGAACAGTCTATATCCCCATCTAATCATGCAATACAATCTTTCGCCAGAGACTCTTGTTGAACCACACACTTACACACACAAGATGATTTCCATTTTATCGCAAAAGATAACAGTGGATCAATTGCTTAATCAAATGGTAAACACATCCGATCTCAAGGAAGAGAAAGTTACTCTAACGCCGAATAAGCAACTGTTTCGCGTGGACAAATATGGCTTTCTTCCAGAGATGATGCAGAAGATGTATGATGATCGTTCTGTGTACAAGAAGAAGGCAATCGAA